CGATCGAGCAGATCGATACGGTGCTCGGATCATCGCAAGCTGAGGAATCGCCACATTGCGCCCACGGGCACATGATTCTCAAGGAAGGCACAAAGAAGGACGGAAAGCCTTATCGGGGATATTTGTGTCCTGAAAAAAAGCGGGAATCTCAATGCCCGCCAAAATGGCAGGTTTTGTCGGCTAGTACCGGAGAATGGAGATTTGCGTAATGGGAGACATGGAAATCATTTATCCTGACGGGTCGGGAATCACAATCCGCTCAAATGGAGATACAGAAATTTCGACTTTCGACATCTGTGATCGGTGCGAAAAAAATGTCAATGTCAAAGGTGGGAAACACATCATCGTCGATGGCTTGTCAGTTTCGTGGATTTGCGCGCAATGTCGGTCAAAGTAATCATCTCAAGAGACGACGAGTGGACGGCGTTAGCTTGCGCCATTCGTCGAATCTCTGAAATTCACGGCTCACCGGATCACGAAAGTCGATACGACAAACGATTGTCATTTCATGAATACATCGGTCAGGTATCAGAATCAATCGCAGCTGAGATTGCGGTGGCTCGATGGCTCGGGTTCAAGGATTTCAATCCCAATGATTCGAAATTCAAGAAAACCGCTGACATCGGATCACAATTTGAAGTCAAATGGACGAAATGGGAGCAGGGTTCATTGATTATTCAAGACAATGACCGAAATCAAGATATTGCCATTCTTGCCACAGGGCGATCTCCGGTCTTTAAGCTCATCGGCTGGATTCCGATTTCGATTGCGAAAAATAAGCAATGGAGACGCTCGGATCAGCCCACATTTTGGGTCGAGCAATACCACCTGCACCCGATGGAAAATTTGAAAAGGAGCGAATATGGAAAAAATGCGATTCCAATGCAGGGTTGAAAAAGCCGTAAAAAATCATGGCGTCGTGATGGGAGAGTATTTGCTCGGTGACGATGTGGTCTTGGTTCAATGCTTAAGCTGTGGCGTCATGGGCGTCATGCAACGAAAGGACGCGAAATGAAGTGTGATATTTGTGAAACGCTGACAATCAATCCCGTCATGATTTCATTTACACGGCGCAGGGAAGTCATTTGGTTTTGTGAATCATGCGTCGAAAAAATCAAAAATAAGCTTTTCGATCGAGATGAATCACAATTTGAAGGCATGAAAATCTGTGGCTGGTGTGGATCAGGCACATTTGAGCCCATCGATGTCGTTGATGAAGCGGTCTATTGTCCGGCTTGCTGGAAGTCTTTTGGAAATCCACAGCCTGTGGATAAATCATGACAACACGCCGAAATCACGCTCAGGATATCCACAAGCTTGACGGGTATTTGACTCGTTCGGTACGCTCAATCGCTGCAAGCGAGCGGCTGAAGCCGTCTAGCTCGCTCAAGCGAATTGGGCTATTGGGTGCGCTATGTCTTGCGCTCAGCGCAACACCGGCGCAAGCAATAGATCGAAAAGAAGTTGATTTATTGAAGTTATATGCTCATTCAAAACTTTTGAATTATCGTCAATTCCAATGCTTCAATTCCATCATCACAAAGGAAAGTCGATGGAATTACAAAGCAATCAATGGAAGTCATTATGGTCTAGGACAAATGAAGTCAGAGCATTACAGGAAACTCGATCCATTTCGTCAGATAGACGCAACCATCACATACATCAAGAATCGTTACGGATCAATGTGCAATGCTTGGTCATTCCATAAACGAAAGAATTACTTTTGAGATGAGCCATCAATCAGTACGGAAAGCCAATAGTGCTCAATGGAAAAAGATTCGTGCTCGCATTCTCCGTCGTGATTTGTGGGAATGTTACTGGTGCGGAGCTGACGCAACGACGGTCGATCATCTCGTACCGGTGGCGAAAGGTGGGCTGGACATCGATGAGAATCTTGTTGCGGCTTGCGCCAAATGCAATTATGCAAAGCAAGACAAAATGCCCGATGAATTCGTATTGAGCAGGGCGGGTCTTTTTTCGGAGGCGAATTCCACCGCCCATCTCTCCCGCGGTTCTATTTCACCCAAAAACGGCTCAAGAAGGCATGAATAAGGCTCAAGAAGGCTCAGAAGGGTACGAGATGGCTCAAAATGGCTCAGAAGGGCTCACAGCCGGTTTTCAATCCCTAGAAAAGCCGCTTCTCGGGATACAAACTCCCCGCATACACTCTCGCTTGCGTGAGGATTTGCCATCACGCGGTCAAGAGATCATCGATTTCAGCAAATCCATCGGGCTCGAGCTCTTACCGTGGCAGCAATGGCTCATGATTCAAGCCAATCGAGTCAAGCCTGACGGGCGATGGCTGCACCCGCTGGTGTTCGCGATGTGTGCTCGTCAGAATGGAAAGACGACGATCATGAAGGCTCGCATTCTTGCGGGAATGTTTCTGTGGGACGAGAAGCTTCAAATCGGTACGGCTCATCGCTTGACGACATCGCTTGAGACTTTTCGAGACATCGTCAATATCGTTGAAGGTAACGATTCGTTACGAAAGCAAATCAAGAAAATCCGGTGGGCTCATGGATCTGAGGAAATCGAGACAATCACCGGAAATCGTTACATGATTAAAGCCGGAGCGTCAGCGGCTCGCGGTATAGCTGCACCGGCGGTCGTACACATCGACGAAACCCGTGAGCTCAAGGACGAAACGACATGGGCGTCACTCAGATACACGATGATGGCTTCTCAAAATCCTCAGCTGTGGACATATAGCAATCAAGGGGATCAGCATTCGCTCATTCTCAATCAGCTGAGAGAGCGTGGGCTGGCGGCAGCTGCCGGAGCAAATGACGACATTGGTTATTTTGAATGGTCGAGCGGCTATGAGATGATCGATGACTCCGAAAAGTTTTGGCATGGAATTGCTCAAGCCAATCCGAGTCTCGGGCACACAATCCATCGCGACAATATACGCGCTGTCCTGAATGATCCGGTTGATGTCGTAAAAACCGAAGTCATGTGCGTTCAGGTTGCCACGATTTCAGCTGCGATCCCATCGTATGAATGGGGCGAATGTATGGACGACTCGCTCGATCTTAATCTTGAGGATACGGTTTATCTTGCGCTCGATTGCTCACCGGATCGTCGTCACGCCGCTCTCGTTGCAGCGCAGCGAATCGATGGAGATCAATTTTTCGTCAAGCTTCTCCACACTTGGGACAATCCTGTCTCACTCGATGACAAAGCAATCGCAAATGAAGTCGCTGAATATGCGCGATCCATGCCGGTTGAAGTGATCGCATATTCAAAGCGCACATCGTCAGCGATCGCGGCTCGATTAGTTCCGGCGGGTCTGCCAATCACGGACATCGATGGGGCAGAATATGCTCAAAGTTGCGATGAGCTTCTCGGGGCGATCTCATCGCGCAGACTCCGGCACAAAGGTCAGGCAGAATTAACGAAACAAATTCTCTCAGCGGCTCGTCTGCCGTATGGCGATGGAGCGTGGACGATTGGGCGCAAGGCGAGCGGCACGATTGTATGCGCGACGGTTGCAGCTGCATTGGCGACACATTTTGCGACACGCCAAGAGACGGATATTGACATTCTCATCGGATAGGTGTATCCAAATCGTAAAATTTCGGTCGTGGGCTGGATAGATAATTTCGTTCCTTTCGTAAAAACCGAGACGCCGGTCGAATCGGTTGATGTTGCCGCGTCTCTTGCGCCGGTTAATTCAATCGATTCGCTAGGCGCGCCTTATTTGTGGAATGGGCAATCAGCTACACGCAGCGAAGCGATGGGCGTACCTACAATCGCGCGCGCTCGCGGAATCATATGTAGCACAGCGGCGAGTCTGCCGCTGGAAACCTATGACAAAGCCACTCGACAAAATGTGCCATCTCCCCGCGTCATCAATCAGCCCGATCCACGAATCACCGGAGCGGAATTTTGGAGCTGGATTTTCGAGGATTTACTTTTCAGACCGGCAGCATACGCATATGTCACAGCGCGATATGCAGACACCGGCAGAATTCAAGCGATGGAGCGAATCGCGCCCGAACGAGTATCGGTCAAGACAAACGCTCTCGGTACAGAAATCGACGGATATTATATTGACGGACGATTGATTGATTCATCAAATCTTGTCGTATTTGGAAGCTCTGATGAAGGTCTTTTGCAGCGAGCAGGTCGCACAATTCGCACGGCTCACGCATTGGAAAAAGCTGCATTCAATTTTGCACTCAATCCAATTCCTCAAACAGTTTTGAAATCTCGTGGCGTCGCATTACCAAAAGAGCGCGTCTCAAATCTTGTAGCAGCTTGGAGAAGTGCTCGTCAGAATGGATCAACCGCATTCTTGAATGCCGATGTTGATCTTGAAACTGTGGGATATGATCCCAAAGCGTTGCAAATGAATGAAGCAAGGCAATATCTATCTCTGGAATTAGCCCGCGCGATTGGATTGCCGGCATGGTTCGTTTCATCTGATCCATCATCGATGACATATTCAAATTCCGTCAATCAGCGACGCGATCTCATTGATTTCTCAATTCGTCCATTGCTCACACTCGTCGAGCAACGGCTCTCAATGACGGATTTCACTCCGGCGTCGCAATTTGTGCGCTATTCACTCGACGATTTCTTGCGCGGTAATCCATTGGAGCGCGCTCAGGTTTATCAGATACTCAATCAAATCGGGGCAATGAGCACCGAGGAAATCCGAAAGGCTGAGGACATCACATCATGAAGCTCACGACACCAATGTCAATCACAGCGGCAGATTCCGAGTCTCGGACAATCACCGGCAAAATCATTCAGTTCGAGGAAGCTGCAAACGCTTCAACCGGCAAGGTGATATTTGCAAAAGGTTCAATTCAGCCCGCAAATGTCGTGCTTAATCTCGAGCATGATCGTACTCGCAGAATTGGCAAGCCACTTTCGACAGAATTGTCAGGCGATTCATCATCAATTTCATCGAGCTGGAAAATTTCAAACACGACCGCGGGTACAGACGCAATCGTCGAAGCGATGGACGGCTTACGCGACGGATTATCGGTCGAAGTTTCCGTCTCAGATTACATTCAAGAAAAAGACGGCACGATGAGAGTTTTGGCGGGTGAATTGACCGGCGTCGCATTGGTTTCAGAGCCCGCAATCAGATCAGCAAGAGTCACCGATGTCGCAGCGGTTTCAGGCGATGACGAAAATTCTGAATCCACACCGGAATCAGAAGCAACACCAACAACAGAAGGAGACGAAGTGGAAAACACCGTCACATCAGCGGACGCCGTGGAGACGGTGGAAGCTGCACAGGCAGCGACAGAAGCTGTCACACAAACTCCACGCTTCACAGCGAAGCCACGCATTGATCTCTCAGCTGGCAAGCAGCTCGAGATGACAATCAAAGCAACAATGGGAGATGAGGACGCTCGCGCATACATTCGCGCAGCAGCAGACACAACCGACAATGCCGGTCTTGTGCCAACCCGTCAGCTCTCAACAATCATCAACGGACTTGCAACAACAATCCGTCCATCAATCGACGCAATCAGCCGCGGCACATTGCCTGACGCTGGCATGACATTTGAGATCCCAAAGATCACAGTTTTGCCAACCGTTGCAGCGACATGAGAGGCAGGCACACCTTCAGAGACTGACCAAAACTCAGCATTCGTGACAGTTAACGTTGCGAAGTACGCTGGACAACAGACATTCTCTGTCGAATTGATGGATCGCACATCTCCAATGTTTTATGACGAGCTCGTCAGAAATCTCGGAGCACAGTACGCAGCTGCAACAAACGCAGCGGTTTCAGCCGCTCTCGTTTCAGGTGCAACAGCTGACTCAACAACTACAACAACCTATCCGACAGCCACAGAGCTTCTCGGATTCGTTTCCCGTGGCGCAG